CTATTTCATTTGCACCTATAGCATTAGCGGCAATCTCTGAAGCAGTAATTGTGTTTGCGGCAATAGCACTTGCGGTTACGGCATTGGCGGCTATTTCATCTGCGGTAATTGCATCAGCGGCTATTTCAGAAGCGGTAACAGTATTGGCGGCTATTTCTGCGGCTGTAATAGTATTTGCGGCTATTGCATCTGCTGTTACTGCGTCTGCGGCAATCTCATTTGCAGTTATAGCGTCTGCGGCTATTTGACTTGCTGTAATAGTATTTGCGGCAATCTCACTTGCTGTAACCGACCCTGCGGCTATTTGAGAAGCAGTAACGGAATCAGCGGCCAATTCACTAGCAGTAATGGTTCCTGCAACAATAGATGAGGCAGTAACGCTGTTAGCCGCAATAGAATCACCATTCACCGCATCAGTAGCAATTAACGCATTAGTCACTGCATCGTCAGCTATTTTGGCTGTGGTAACTGCGTCCGCACCTATTTGTGCCGCTGTGACCGCATTGTCTGCTATCTTGGCACTAGTAACTGCATCAACGCCCAGTTCTGTAGAAGTAATCGCACCTGCGGCAATAACAGCACTGGTTACAGCATTATCTGCAATTAAAGCCGTAGTAATTGCGTCATTTGCAATATTAACTGTTGTAACAGCATCAGCCGCAATAGCCGCTGTCAAAACTGCATTGTCGGCAATCTTTGCACTGGTTACAGCATCAACGCCCAACATTGTTGTAACAATAGCTCCTGCGGCTATAACGTCACCCTGAATAGCATCAACGGCAATTTGAGCGTTAGTAATTGCATCGTTAGCAATGTTTGCTGTTTGAACGGTTCCAACTTGAAGATTGCCACCACTATACTCAACTGTAGTCCCATCGACATTGGTTAGGGTCAACGCGCCTGTAATTGTTGCACTTGTTGCAGTCAAAGCGCCTGCTCTATCTACTCTAAAAGGCGCAGAAGCAAACGTATTATGACCAAGATGAATACCATCAGCAGTGCTTAAAGAGACTCTTGTTGCGTTAGCCCCTGCAATTAATGAATCAGACCCAACTGTAAAGCCGCCTATGACTCCAGTATTAGCAGTAATCTCTCCGCGAATCGTTGCTTCTTCAAATTCAACCGCACCGCTTTTTTGTATTTTCCAACCTGATGAACCAGAAGAATAATTTGTTGATTGCAATGTAGCGGCAATTTGATTAATTTCAACAGCTTCATCTGCAATCTGGCCTGTATCAACAGCATCATCAGCAATCTGATCGGTATCAACAGCATCATTAGCAATGCCACCGACAGGAACTTGAGTAGTAGTAGCACTATCAACGCTACTATAATTAGACGCATTGCCAGTTTTATCCAATGCCTTTAACTTGTAATATCTAGTAACACCAGTTCCAAGTTCAGGCTCTGTAAATGTAGTCCCTCTGCTTTCTCCTATTTTTGTAAAACCACTTGTTCCAGAATTTGATCCATAAATAAACACAATTTCAAAATCTTTTGCGGTTGGATTAACCCACGAAATAGTAATTTGCTCAAATTCATTTTTAGCATTAACAGACGTTGGAGCATTGGGAGCAGTGGTGTCAGTTGCAGGAACTGCTTGTGCGCTTACATAACTACTAGATACCGCTAACCCATTTACTGCTTTCACTCTTACGTTATAAGTTTTGCTAGGGTCTAAACCAACAATCTGTAGAGGGGAAGTCTTTGTGGACTGAGAAAAATAAGAACTATCCGTAGATACTTTCCACTCTACGACATAATGATCTACAAACGCATCAACAGAGTTAGGCCAACTAACATCAAAAGAAGCACTAGATGTTCCGTCCGATGATATAAAAGTATCCGCTGTAACAGAAATACTCGCAGGGGCAGTAGTGCTTGTTCCGTCATAAATATCAACTTCACCTGCACCTAAGAATACTTCTTCATCTTCATCCCAAGACCAAATAGAAGATGCTGTTTCAATAGCGTCTACGTTGACAACCATTTGATCGGAACTAAAGCCCATCGAGTAGCCAACAACTTCAAACACCTTGGCAGAATACCCAAGGCGTGTGTTTGTAACGCTTATATTGTCCCCTACTTTGAATTTAAGCGCGTTTAAGTTGCAGGGAATAGTAATAGATTCCTGTTGCCTAGATCGCCTTAGAGCGAGTTGTGCGATCCTCTGAGCGCGTACATTATTTACGGTATATGGCAGAGGCATATCCAAATATATTGGATCACCATCTTGAGCGGCATAGGTAGAGGATATTTGAGCAGGGTAATCAGCGAGGATGTAATTATCTTCTTCGCTTAAAAAAACTCCCTTAACGCCATTGTAGGCACTGCGTCTTGACTGTTTAGTCTGAACACTAATTTCACCGATCATCATTGACTCATCAATCGTCACCGTAGGAGCAACGTATTCACCTGCATGAATCTCAAACTTACCGCCAGAATAAACCAAGCGGCCAATCATAGAACCTACCATGTTTTCGATATTTGCTTTTATAGAGTTACCAGTATCAATAACTCCATCTAATGTGTAGCGCGGTTGCGTTCCACCTGCCGCTAGATCGACAGCTTCATCACACACCCCCAAAGCAGTATTAATAGAAGCAATATTAGATGATGATTCGCCTAAACCGTATTTGGTATCAGTCAGGTAATCCCTTACACAGAGCGCAGGGTTTTGCGACCATACAGGCGATGAGTGGCTTGGATGCCAAACCTTTTTGCCGCGAACTACGGTAGAGATATTTGGCAGACCTTGGGCAAATTGCTCTTGGTCATAGGTTAGCTTGACCACCATGTAAGCGGTATCCAGTAGCTTATGATTAGATGTCCACTTAGTAGATGCGGCAACTAGTCCTGAATCTGCTGTTGTTTGAGAACCGTCTTTAAAACTGATTGATACATACGACCCCCAATCACTAACATATGAGCCACCATCCCAAATCTTTTTGTCGTTGAACCAGACCTGTTCATAGGCATCAATCTCATGCCCTGCAACAGCAATTACAAGCCAAAGGTATTTGTTATCATCTCCAGTAGACTCTAAGTAAACAACATTGCCACCAATACGCGCACGACCATAAATAATCTTGCGAGAATGAGCCGCCTCTCTAGTCATTACAGACTGACCTGCCATCTGAGCGCCAAGATCAGGCTTAGGCATTAATGCGCGCGAGACTAAGCTAAGTCCTGCTCCAAGAGCAAAAGCCGCGGCAAATCCTGCAAGACTAGTTGCCGCAAGACCAAAGATAGTTAATCCTGCGGCCGCTGATCCTATTGCGGCACTTAACCCTGCTACGACTACTGTTGCCATTTTATTTTCCTAAAAAACATTTGTGATATACACGCTCAAGAAGATTAAACCCCATTGTAGTCATTAGCCGATCAAATGGAAATTCTACCTTCATGTTAAGAGTCATCAAAGAAACTTCATTTTCTTTACAATGTGATTCTGCAAACTTAATTAAATCTGCACCAGTATGTGTTTTGCGATACTCAGGCTTAACGTAAATAACATCAGTAGAACCGAATAAGTGGTCTTTATGGTGGATGCTTTTTGAAACCATCATTACCAAATATCCAACAAGGATTCCTTCGTTACGCGCTGTAAAAATATGCAAAATCCCTGCTAAATCTAACAAGGCATACTGCTCCCAATCTGGATTAAGCAAAATTGTTTCTTGGTTTGGTTCTGTTTCTAGCCAGTGCTTTTCTAAAAGCGGCAGAATATCTTGCTTAACATTGGCTAGACATTCGTGAGCAATTATCAAGCTGTATTCCAACTACCATTATTACCTGCACCACCATTAACGCCAGAGCCTCCTGAACTGCCACCAGTTGAACCTGTTGGCCTACCCCAGATGATTTCTTTCTCTACAATGGCGGTTACAAACTCAAAACCTTTGTCTGTAGGATGTTCAATCTTCTGATCTTCTGCTGTATATCGTCTTATTTTTGTTTTCTCAAAAGCGATAAGTTTGTTTTCCACTGCAATCGATATAGTTGAGTATTCCCCTGCTTCGGCAATAGTCATGGTATCCATAAAGCCAGAAAAGATAATGATAGGGTCAGCAACTAAAGAGCCAGATGTATCAAACGCGCCAAGGTGAACCGTCAATGGTCTGCCTTGATATTCGTGATCTTTTGCCACAGATACTAAAGATGATTTAACACCTGTAAGACTAATGTTCATTCCTGTCGCTGAGATGTCAGCACTTTCTTTGATTTCACTTATGCCTAGCAAATCGCCAACACCAAGATAGGTCTCGCCATCATAAGAAAGATCGCCAACACCAGACCATAGGTTTAATTCAGCAGGGCTTTCACTTGCAATTCCAGTTCCTGAACCTGCACCAGTAGCAGTAAAGGTCACACCAACCGTGTTTGCACTTGCCCCAATAGCTGTAAAATCAGTATTACCAACACTGACTATTTTATACTTGTGTCCTGTAACAAAAGTACCTGCCGCAATATTTTGGTCAAATACCATGCGTACTAGGTAGATAGGTCGAACCGTATCAGCGACAAGCGCATCACGCATAGAGGTAGTAAGTGTTCTACTCATAACGCCTCCACACAAGCAAAGGTAAAGCCGTAAATACTAGCCTCGTTAATCGACCAACCAATATCATTAGAGGTCATACGCCATAGACTTTTAGGAAGGTTGTATTTAACAGCCTGAGATGAGGTAACAGCAACTCTTAAGGGTGGCTGAAAGTTTAACGTAGTCGCTCCTGCCGCCTTATCTTGCGTGACTAGGTAAAGGTAATCATTTAACTCAAAGTAAGTTCCTGCGGATACTGCGGCTGTTCCTGAGCCTAGTGTGAATGACTCTGCCCTTATAGCGGCACTACTGACAGTGTTAGCCGAAAGAGTGCTTGTATGTAAAGGATTGCCAAAAGTAAAAGTGCCTTCCCTTCCGATAAGGCCAACAATAAATGCTTCAACTGATCGTGCCTCTGCATGGCTAAGTGGAGGTAAAGATACCTCTGCTTCCCATCTTGCGCCTTGATGAGTATATACTTGAGTATCTAAAGTAAAGGGCGATTCAGCAACAGCAACAACACGTTTTAGCCGCATTGACATATTCTGTATGCCTACTGAGGGAAAAGATAAGGGCATTATGCGCCTCCCATTGCTTTAGAGAAGTTACCACCGCGCAACCTAGCGTCTGCAACAGCACCTTTAGCGGCTTGGGCTATCTGAGGCATTAACTGAACGATCTCAGCACGTACGGTTTGCTGTACGCCTGTAGTCACGTTGATAGTCTGCTGTACTACTACACTACTGCTACCGCCACCCATTTTGTTATTTGGAATAATGTTACCGCCAGAGTTAGGCATAAATAGTTCTGGGCCACGCTCACCTACAAGATAAGGAGTATTAGCCTGCACTGGGCCGCCTAATGCTTTGCCTGCTGGCACATCTTCCCCTGCTCTTGCATTTGGAAACATCATGTCAAACAGCGGCTGAACAATCATATATTTAATGTACATTTTCATTAAAGCATCAATAACGGTTTTTGCCATATCCTTCATAGCGTTACCAAAACTCTTAGCACCTGTCATCATGTCAGAAAAACCCTGAACCATTGCATCAATAGAGCCAGTAACTAATGAATTCATTGCGCTATCAAAGTCAAATACTTGATCTGCAACCCTTCCAAAAGCTACACTTGCTATATCTTTAAAATCTAATGCAGAGCCAATAAGTTTTTCAAACCAGTTACCTTCCCCTAATGTCGCGATCTCATCTATTACTGGCTCAACCGCTTCACCGACTACACCGATAGCGTCTTTAACTCTCACAAGACCTGCAATTAATTCTGAAAAATCAAAAGGTATAAAATCGCCTTCTTCTCCTGCAATCTTGTTTTTTAGTGCCGCAATTTCTGCTTCAAATAGTTCATATTGCTTATCTGAAAATAAATTAATGTCTTCAATAGGCGTACTGAACAAATCGTTTAAGCGTTTTTTGTCAGCTTCCATTTCCTTGCTTGGGAAAAAGTTTCTATATATTTTTTTGATTTCGTGCGCCATCTCACCAAACGCATTCATCATTTTCTGTATGACTTCCAAAACAGAAACCAGACCGTCGACAATAGACTTTGCAATTACTTCACCAATATTCTGAACATCGCCATCAGCGGCTTTCAAACCAAGTTCAGTTAATGATTTTGCTATCTCGTCTATTGCAGGAGCAAACGCGGCAACGGCTTGTCGGCTAAATCCAACAAACAATGTCTTAAGACGATTCATGGAGTCATTAGCGGCTTCTACACCGTCTACTGCGTCCTCGGATAAAACTAGACCCAATGCTTCAGCATCACTAAACATTGCCTGTAAGCCATCAGAACCTGCGCCTAAAGTGTTTACAAGCGCAACACCTTCAGAGTCAAACAGCTTCATAGCCAATCTAACTTTGTCAGCAGATGTTTCTACTTTGTCAAATGATTTAGAAAGAGCAAGAACTTGATCTTCTAACGGCATCTTAATTAATTCAGCCGCGCTTAGATTTAGTTCTTTCAATGCACCTTTAGCCTCGCCTGTACCTCTAGCCGCTTCTGCCGCCCTACGAGTAAAGCGTTGCATTGCCATACCCATAGTTTCAGCAGATACGCCTGTCTGCTCTGCGGCAAATTGGAGTTTAGCAAGTGACCCTGCCGTTGTTCCTATCTTAGATGACATCTTCCCTAATGCATCTATAGAAGACATAGTTTTGATAGTGATAGCGGATAAGGCAACCGTGAAGGCCGCCCCCATCGCTAATGCACTTTTGACAATAGTAGATATTGCGCTTTTAAGAAAACCGCCAACCTTTGCGAATGATGCACTTAATAAAGGAAATCGGTTTTTAACCTTGTCGATAGTTGCAGAAAGTTTCCTAAACCTTTTTTGTACTGCCGCAAATACTGCTTCTGTGTTATCGAGACCTGCAATAGCAATTTTAATAGGGTTAATCATTTTTCTCGCCAACTATTTTGTGGTATGCAACCCATTCGTTCAAATGACTAACGGGCGTTTGTTCCGCTTCAGCAATACTCATGTGAAGGCGATCAGCCAGAGATAACATGGTCATCCTTGAGTGATCGCTTCTCAGTTTTTTTCGTGTTCCTCAGCAGACTCTATCTCAGCAAACATCTGATTGGCTATTTCTGATATAACGCTTGTCTCCTCGCCCATCAAATCTAACCTATCTTCCGCAGATGCAAACAACTTAGTGCCGCCTTCATCCTCTGCCTTCATGCAAATCAAATCCACCATTGCACTGATAGTCATATTGTTTAAAAAGTTAGGGTGCTTCTTCTGTAACTGGTCTAAGTCATAACACGTAATGCTTCTGCAATATAACTTAAATGCTCCAGAATCGTCACCCCACTCAGGCACTAATACTTCTCGCGCTGATAACTTTCTTCTGCTTCGTAACTCTTTTGCTAATCCCATGGTTTAATCCCCTTATACTTGTGCTTCGGTTACATCTCCACTGCACTGAATGGTAAAACTTGCTTCAACCATTCCATCAAATGCTCCACTGATAGAACGAGAAGTTACAATGCCACCGCCTGAAAAGAAAGTCTCGCCTGAACCAGTGCCAGTAGGATAGATTTCAAAATCTACAGAAGCACGTTCGTCAAGAATTAACTGCTGTGCATCAGCCTCATCCCAATAGCATTCGATTGAAACTGTGTTAGTTTTTAAGCCTTGCTTGTAAGTTCTAGAAGAATCGCCCATTACTGAATCTTCAATGGTGTCTGCTGAACCGTCAAACGTGAAAGAACGTACCTCGCCTACCACGGCAACAGTCGTGCCTGAGACTTGTACTTTTACTACTCCAGATGCGCCTGTTTTAGTCGCCATGATATGTACCTTTTAAGTTAAGTTAAGTTGTGCCGCGAGTATACTGATATACTATACGGACTGTAATAATGACCCCACCAATGGGATCAATAGAACCTTCATCTATCTCAACATTGACTACCTGCGTATCTATGGCTTTACTGCCTCTAGTACGGTCAACATCAAGACCTTCTTCAATCGCCTCGATTATGTTGTTTCTTGCACTGTCAATCGCAGAGCCTTTAACAAAACAAACCAAGTCATAATTAATCGTACCCATTCTCTGGGTTATCGATCCACCTATCGATGTATCTTCTCTGCTTTCATCAGCACTACGCACTAAGACAGCAGGGTATTGAGCGTTAGACAGCTTCTCAAAGTCAAACGGCTCACGAGTAGCATATTTTACAGCAACAGGGCTTTTAATGCCCTTTAGTGTAGTAACAATATTTTCAGCTATTTCTTCTCTTACGCTCATTTCAAATACCTTTCAAATACTTTACCAAGTTGCTTTTGCTCACTCCGACTAAACCCGAAAAACGGTCTTTTCTTTTCATTCATAGCCGCTTTCTTAGATTCAGTGCCTCTAGTAAAGTAAATCTCTGCTTGCCTACTACTAGATATTACCGCCATGCTACCAAGCATTTTTCCAGTAAACTCTAAATTAGGCTTACTGCTTCTACCTCTTGAAAGTCTATATGCTTTATATTGAGCATTATACTTCTTAAAAAACGAACCTTTGTAACTTCTTCCTTTACTGGTTCTATCTTCTATAATTTCTATGCCTTTTAATCCTGTAATTAATAAGGCTTTTTTAACGCTCGACTTTAAATCTTTGCCTCTCTTTTTTAAAGCGCGAGATGCTTGTTTAAAATCAGCGTCAACAGTAAATTCCATTACCTGTCTAACCTTTGTCCTACAGGTTGCTTTTCATCTTCCTTAATAACGCCATCGCCATCTGCATCATAGTCAACGCCATCAGCCAATACAGCCTCTAACTCTTCACCGTATCGCGCCTTGTAGAAATCAATCATGCTTTGGAATCGATCACCCTCTACCCAGTTGGTTAACTGCGGTAAAGCATAACGCCATAATACTAGATAGGCACTTGCCATTGTAAACTGTGTTGAGGTAAGTTTGCTGTTGTCCATCTCACCTGCAATATTCTTTCGCGGCCACCATTTAATCCGTAACTCGCGCTGTATGTCTGCCTGTGCTTTTGGGTGTTCCAATACAAAAGACTCGATACCTAGATCGAGAATGTCTGGAATTAACTTTAATAAATCTGCATCGCTTGAATATGCCATTACCATTTTACCTTATAAGAAAGCCCCCTCCGAAGAAGGGGCAGTCAGTCTTACAATGCGGAGTCAGATAGAATCTCAACACCGAATGCATCATCAAGTTCAGCAACGCCATATACAGCAGTAGCGTTTAACTCGAATGCGCGTAGTGACTCATCACGCTGAGGCGCAATGTTGAAGTCACGCTTCATAGCGATCATCAATGCTTCTGGAGCAAATACAGCACCTTTAGCATCGTCGTTACCATCAATAGCTACGTTAGCAGACTCATATACATTGATACCTGCGATAGTACCAACATAACCGTTACGCATTGCTTCGTTCTGCAAGTCGCCACCATTTGGGTTAGCAAAGGTGTTAGTTAGGTTAGCTTTCAACTGGTACGCTTGGAATGGGTGTACAACAGCATTGATAGTTCCAGTAACCTTGTTAGAACGCAAAGTAGCCGCGGCCTTAAATAGGTCAGCTACAGTGATTTCTGCTCCTGCGGTTCCGATAGAACCAGAGAAACCGTCAAACAAAGCAATAAGGTCAGTATCAATCTTAGTAGCGATAGCGTTACCAAGAACAGTACCTAACTCAACAGCAGGGTTGCCGTCACCGTAAGTAGCCATGTCAGTCAATAGAACCTGTGCGCCTACCTCTCCTACAGTTACAGAAACTGAAGAAGTAGAAACAGTAGTGCTAGTCATGTCAGTGCCTTCGGTCAAGTTTGCCGCGGCAATGGCAGGGTACTTAGGAACCTGAATGGTCTTTCCTGCTTGGGCTTGGATGTTGTACTGAGTAACGAGACCCATCATTAGGGACTGCTCTTCAGCAGTGAAACGTGCTTGTGCGACGATATTTACAAAGAGATCGTCAAGAGTTGTTGAAGTTGTTGCGGCCATGATTGTATCCTCAAAAAATTAAATAGTGGTTTGGTGGTTACTTTTTCTTCATGGAGGCAAATGCTTCTTTGCCGCCATTACTCCAGTTAGCAACCATATCTGCCACAGATTGAGGCTTCTGTGTAGAGCCACCAGTGTTACCCATCGAGCCTGTGCCACCTTGTGACGCTTTGACCATGTGTGGGTTTACTGTTAAAAATTCTGATACCATTTCATTAACTGATAGCAGATCACCGCTGTCATTGTATCGCGGTACACCGTTACCGTCTAGCACCTCTACCGTTCCATCATCTGATAGTCTGGTCTGGTCTTTCAATAACTGTGATACTTGATTTGGATTGACAGCGTTATTATTAGAAGCCGCACCAAGAATCGCTCCATCTACGAGCGTCTGTTGCAACTTGCTTTTGTAACTCTGTATTTCCATATCTTTCTTTTCGACCGTTTTCTTAAGGATAGAATCAAACTCGCCACGCTCCTTTTGTCGTTCCAGTTCTGCGGCTTCACGCTTTGCCATCAGTTCCTTTGCGTCATCCAGATCAATGCCTTGTATCTTCTTGTCGAACTTTCTTTGCTCTCTTGCTACGCGATCCGCAACAATTCGATCTAGTTCGTCCTGAGTAAAGGTCTTGGTTTCCTGAGTTTCTACTGCCGCTGTCTCAGTATCAGCTTCTGATGCCATGATTTCATCGCTCATGTTACGAACCTCTTATAGAGTATTGGTGAATTAACATTGTAGCATATAATTATTTCTTGGTTTTTTTCTTCTTTTTGGGTCGTCCTACTTTACTACCGTATGTACCTTTACCTTGTGGCATGATTGTCTCCTTAGAATACAGCCCTAAACCTATGGCGGCAGTTATAGCCACCACGCACAATAAATGGATTACCATCTATCTTACCAGTCCAACTACCAGACCAGATTTCTTCAATTTCTTCTTTAGTATATGTCTTGCCTACGTGCTTTCCACAAAATGCTCTAGTGACCTCATCATCTGGCCCTTGATACTTAAACTCTTTAGCACCTGACTCTAAGGCAACTCTAGTGTTTACAGCCGCGTCAAACTGCATTAGGGAGTCGTGTAACTGCTGACTAGCATAACGCCCTAGATCACTGCCTACAGTGGCTCTAATCGTTGCTACGCTTGCGGCAAATGGTGTTCCTGTTAGGGTGCTTTCGTAGACCTCTTTAGCAATGACATCTAGGTACTGTTGTCCTAAATCCTCAAAGCCTTTAAAGGTTAGGCTCTGTAACTGCTGAATAATACTAGCATCTAGGTTAGCAATGTCACCGTACTGCCCTAGCATGGCAATAGCCTTAGCCGCTACATCGTTATACTGTCGAACTAAGCCATCAACTACCGTTAGGTATTCTTGCTCTATAGCCTCACGCAGAACAACCCTAGCCTGTACAGCCCACTCTAGGTCAAACAACTCGCCATCTCTTAGCGGGGCAGTAGCCATGATGTCAGCTATACGATTCTCTAGCTTAACTAACGCGCTTGCTAACTTTGCCTGATGGGTTTCAGCAAGCCTAATCAGTTCACGCAACTGATCAATATCTGCGGCCATTAGCTTCCGATCTCAAGTGCCTGTTCATTAAACTGACCTAATACTTGTGTACCAGATTCTATTTCAACGTGTGACTTTGCAAGTTCCTCATCATCAAGCAACAAATCGGCAATCTTCTTGTCTATCTCTTGTGACAATGTAACTGACTTAACGCCAGTAGAACGCAACTGCTGAAGGAACATTAGTTCTTTATCGTAATCACGTAGGTCGAATGCATCTGGATAGAATATCTCTACATCAGGGGTAACGTCTTGCCAATCACAGAACAACAGCCATAACTGCTCTTCAGCTAATTCTAGTAGATCAGCCTTTTCTGCTAATTTCGCATTGAGCATTTGGAATTCTGTCTGCATAGCCACGCCACTCATGGTCATAGCTTCTGTGCCACGTACAGCACCCATATGGCTCATGCGGTTAATAGATTCGATCTTATCGGTTATAGATGCGCGTACAGCGTCTAAGTTCTGTCCACTAGGTTGTAGTTGGTAAGGCTTTAGGCTTGCGTCCATATCATCAGGTAGATTAATGACTGCCCCTGCTCCTGCACTGGCATCTGTACCGTGCGTTTTACACAGGGTCGGGTGGTTGCTGATCCGTATAAGCTGTTCTATCTCTGACAGTTCTTGGTAGATAGCGCGTTGCATATAGCTTGCATCTGCTATGTCACTCAACCCTATACCTCTGGTGACGCTACGGTTAGCAGGTAGGAATACAGCAGGGATGCGACCTAGTACGTTGTTATCAACCTCTATTTGCTTATCAAGGTCATTAACAGAATGCCATAACTCCACGCGGTCTTTGTACCAGACGCGGTAGTAAGTCTCTGTGGTCGTCTCATCTACACGTATAACAGACTCTCTGACCTTAAGGTAATCAAGTTCAAATCTACCACTAGGGGTTCTTACGTAGTTCCAATCTAAGACGTTCTCAGGGGTAAACATAGTTACATAAGGTCGGATGTCTTGCGCTAACTCTTCTGCCTTTGTACCTGCGTTAGACTTAGGCTTGTCCATCATTACCCAAACATGACCATAGACGCTTGCCCATATCTGGCATTCACGCATAAACGCATTGAAGCTACGACCCTCTAAGTCACAGTCATCTAGAAACGGCTCTAAGGCGACATTGTTAGCCGCGCTGTTATATGCTCTGGTAGGTGGCACTCGCCATAGGAAGCTAGAATAGATATGCACGATGTTCTTAACGTGGTTATCTAGGGGTGTCAGATCAAGTCTGCGGTCGTAGTCATCACTGGTTTCTGATATATAGCGCGTTAGATATGCGCCATTAAAGTAATCTTCTCCACCCAGATAAGAGCGAACATAGAACTCCCATCGGCTCTCGTATTTATCATAGTCAGGGTGTGTTGTATCTGCGTTCAATCTCATCAAGTCCACCTAGTAGGTTGTGGTGTGTTGTATTCTGTGCGAACAGGAAAAATCGTCTCCACAAGATAACCAAGGGCATCGTTCATATGATCGTAGCCATCATCTTTGTTTGGAATACTCGTTCCTTCCTTATATGTTTGTCTCTCTAAACTCTTAATCGTCTGCTTACATTTAGGGCTAACAAACAAATTCCGTTCACCACTGCTAGACAGTAAACGGCTATTCACTGCGTTTATTCTATCTCTAACCAGAGCATGGGACTTCTTGGCTTTAACCTCAAATCCTGCGTTCTGTAAGATCGACAAATCTGTACGACCACCTGCGCTCGAAGTTCGACGCTGTCTTGATGCGGGGTCTGGAAACACAACTATATGACGGTTAGGGTAACGGTGTTTTATTTCCGTAACCATCTCGTCAGTATTAGACCCAAAAAGACAAATCTCGTCAAAGATATACAGCTTCCCGCCTTTACGTATAGCAATGCAAGCACTCATTGGGGATATGTTAAAATCCATACCGATTAACAGTGTACCATTATCATCGCCACACGCCAAGACAGAGTGTTCACGGCTAAAGGAGTAGTAAATAATGCCACTATATGAAACAAACTCTGCACAATATTCTTGATGAAAAGTACGCTCATCTAAGTCTATTTTAGCCGCTTCAACCTCTGATTCAGGAACATTACCACCCTGTAGGGTTGTATATTGGAAACTCTGCCAATCATTCTCTTTGTTTAAGCCAGATGCCCACAAGTCGTAAAAGTGGTTTCTGCCTTTCGGTGTTCCGATAAATAGGGCTGAACCCTGCCTGTCAGATAGTGACGGACGTATAACCTCATACCATGCCTCTGGCCGCATATCTGCGAATTCATCTAGCACGCAGAAGTCTAGTGCCCTTCCTCTTAAACTCTGAGCGTTTTCAGCCCCTTTAAGGCTGATCGTTGATCCATTGATTAGTTTCAAAGTTAAAGAAGTTTCATTAGTCTTGACGATGTACTCTTCTGGAATGGTGTCGATTAGCATAGACCAAGCAATTTCTTTGGCCGCCTGATAGGTGGGGGCTAAATACCAACAGTTTCTATTCTTGCCACCAATGGCCGCTTTGAGTAATTCAGCCGTTGAAAGAAAGGTTTTCCCAAATCTGCGGCCTCCCACACATACTCGAAAGCGAGAGTTAGAACAAAATATCTCACTTTGACTCTTGGTTAATTGCATTGCTGTCTACGATAATATTGATAGGAGGGATTTCTTTTACTGGGTCAATGTACTCATCTCCCCACGATTCTCTGTCTCTTTTCTTAAGATAAAAGATCATTGAAGTGGTATCACCCCCAACAGCTTTATCAAACAGGGCGTTAGCAACTTCTTTTATTCCTTGACTTCTACCCCTTTTTATAGCCTCAGCAAACTCAGGAAACTCGTTCTGTCTTTCGTAAATGGTCGTGTGACTTACACCAAGGCAATCGGCTATCTGTAAGATCGTAAGCCCTCTAGAAGCCATGTCCTTAGCTTTCTTGCAGGTTAGTTCGTCTGGTATCCACTTAGGTCTGCCCATTACTGCTCTGTTCCAAATACTTCTTCTGATAAAGGTTGTGGGATTATAGGTTCTGGTGGTGGTTCATTTAACTTGGCATCGACTTCTTCACACCAGTTAATGATCTCAGCCCTGAATTGTTGCCTGTTGTACTCAGCATAGCCAAGAGTTTGAGTGATCTGATCTATCTTATCAAGCAAATCAAACCACTCTCGCTTGTAAACTTCATTGATTTTGGTTACTAATTGCAACTCCATACTATCACCTGTATGTAATTAGTTGCCGTATTGTACTATAAATTACTAAAAGTGTTAATTAAATTCATCTTTGGCTATCGCGCATAGGCTAATAACGCAAAAAACGATCATATATAGAATCATAAATGCCTCTCTGGTTGGTGGAGGCGCATTCTATACAGGTTAGCTTATGATAAATAATGCTATTTAATCATCTGCGTTATGCATTAAATTAATAGTCCGTCTCGACCACCAGTGGACTAATCTGGCTCAAAAGGCTAGGGGAGCCTTGGTCTATTTGTTTCTCTCTTCCCATCGTTTCTGTGCATCTTGTACTATAAAGTATGATCCCCTCATCAAGTATGCAAGAATAAATATAGCTGTCACTGTTCCTAGAAAATCTATCATCTTATTGCCCTCTCTCATAACCTGCGAATGGTTCTACAGGTGTATTGTAAACTTCATCATATACCTCTTGAACTATGTCACGCAATGTTGGCTCAATGGCGAGGTAAATGTCGTCACGTAAAACCCCTGACAGTCTCTCTTCGTTAGAGCCGTTATACAGCAACTCCAGAAAGCCTCTACGGTCAATGACAGGGTAAGGTAATACATCATCCCACCATGACTCCATAACGTCTAAGAATATGTAACAGAAGTGGTCTTTCCAATCGCAGTCCAGTTCTAAAATGTCACCATCCCAATCTTGCTTCATCGACAGGATGCTCTCAGCTATATTATTTTTAACAGTGCTAATAGACATTACAACGCCCCCAGTACGTACATTTGATAACCCATACCAACAACTACTGCAACGGATATGCCAGTAATAAAAGCCATAAACATATCTGCATCATGGTCTTCTTTCTGAGTTTTTTCGAATGCTTTTTGAGCCAAGTAACGTGCGGCTCTGTTTTGTGCGGCTATTCTTGAGTTTGATAATTTCATTGTGTTTCCCCTTTCATGATATTTCATGATAAAACATTTAATTGATTGCCCCCAGGGGGGCTGTTTAATTATTTTACAGATACATTTTGTGGAGCGTACAAACCTTCTAGGCATCTTACTTCATTGTAAACTCTGACTCGTTTTTCTGTTGTGCCAGTAACAAAGCCGCTAACCCAAGCATTAGTGTTAGCGCATTTAACCCAAACTTTTTGATTGATTTCGTATTTCATAATTTATTACCTTGTTTTATTGAATGTAGGTACATTATTACTTACATAACCCTAAATGTAAACTAATTTGTATATAATATTATGGAATAAAAAATGTGTTTCTTAGAACTTTTTCGTATATAGAACGAAAATTAAATCTCGCCTATTCGCCATTCTTGATCTTTTATTTGCTCTTTTAGATCGCGTGAAAACTGAATAACTTCTTCTCTTACCCATTTTCTTGGTGGAAGATAGGTTAGCCGTTTCATTGCTTTTACCCTTCTCTCTCCATACATATCTATCATGTATGTGCGATAACCTTCACTAACAACTGCGTCACCCATGTTCATATTGCATCGCTTGCACTGAGGTGCAACATTTTCCATAAACAGTTTTAGCCTAGAATGTCTTCGGCTGTAAAAATGCCCTCCATCCATTGTCTTGTAATGACCAATACGACCACAGCTAACGCACTGGCAATAGCCGTTGTCATCTGATGCCTTTAATCTAACTAATCTTTGTAGCAACTTTGCGGCTTTCTCGACTTCCTGTGCTACCGTAGATTTCTTCTTCTTCGCCATACTCCAACTCCAATAACATCTCGCAATAGTGAATGGCTTTCAGTATATCTTCTGCCCCATTCTTCTTTCTGGTTACGTACTTAATGACGTTTCCGCGAATATAATCCAGATCGTTTTTGTAAATAAACTCAACTGGCTGTATCGGCAACTTGTAATGACTGCCCCCTACCTGCTTATTTAATGCTTTTGACATTCTTCTTCTCCTTGCACTGTAACCTCTTCTGGACAATGTAGATCGCACCTAGCACAAATACCGTAACCACAGCCATCATCCCCAAGCCAGTACTCAAGAGACTGTCCGCAATCACAGAATAGTTTGTTAAGAGTAATTGTCCCTGAGTGTAGTTTAATAACATTACTCATCCTTGAGGCTCGGAACAACGGTTTTTCTAGAATGCTCTCCTGCTGTGCAATGATATGTTATTGCGTGAGCCGCCCTCCAACTGACATAGCCGCCTCTAGCCGCGTAAGCATCGCTACCTGCAATTGTCGGGTGACGCTCTACGATAGCACCCCCCTGCTCAGACATATCTTGCTCAGTGTGGTGATAATGCCCTGTATGAATATAGCAGTATTTAGAATTACCCCACATAGCCCTGTAACGTGGCTCTGAACTAAATAAGGTTGGCAGTGCTGAGTTTTTCTTTTTATGTCCATGATGAAAGCCCAACATGATTTCGCCATGCAAGTGAGCGTAATATGGAAACTCAGTATCATCTACCTCTAATCTAGGGTTATTCTTGTAGATTACCTTAGAGGCTTTTCTCAGCCACGCAGACCCAGATTCATCGTGGTTGCCTTCACATACTAGTAGCTTGACCTTCTTATGCTTAGACAGCAGTATTTCAATACATTGCATCGTGATAGTTAAAGCCATTTCTATTAGCTTTCCATATCGCGTGTCTGCGTCAAGTACGTGTTTAGAAGCAGGAGTCACTGCTAACAATCCATCCCAGTGTAAAAAATCACCCTGTAGATTTAGTATTGCTGTTTCGCTGTTAGGTGAGCCGTCTGCCATTCGAGTAATCGCAGACAATGCTTCATGCTCCGCTATAGACATATCCCAAGCATCACCAGTTTCGGCTTGCCATGAATACATTCCCAAGTGAAAATCCGTTAAGGTATAAAGCGTTAATAGTTCTGAGTCATGTCCTTTAGGCGTTTTAATCTTAGGGGCAGGTTTCCATTCAAATCCCTCGATAGCTTCTATGACTTCTGACAGGCTAATTGACTTGCCTTTTTCTTGTCTTACATACTGCCCTTGTAGATTACCCTCTCCATCATATCTGCTTGTAACAAACTTAGTGTTAAAGCCTTCCATAGTGCGATGGTCTACATCTCTATGGGGGGCTACTCCGTTGGATGCGGCTATCTTTTCTAGTCGAACTATCATTTTATCGACGGTTCGTCTGTCACACTTTAGTTCTTTGGCGGCTTTTGTAGCAGAGCCATTTTTAATAACGGCATTCACTACTTCTTTTTGTCTTTCAGTTGTTGTAAATTCTATTAGCGTTCTGGGGTCAGCCTTAATCATTCAACTCTCCTGTTGGTTTTTCAGCTTTTGATACTCGGAATTCTCTGGCACTTCTAAGAATATTCCGTTGTCCCTCGCCCAACTATAACACTGATCCAAAAAATACACCATTTCGCCAACATCCAGATCACTGGTGTGCTTTACCTGATTCTCAATTACTGTCTTACCTACCACTATATCTTCTGTCCCTAAAAACCTTTGCTTCATCATTAGCTTCATATTATCAGGCGTAGCCGTTGGGACTTTCTCGATGAACTTTTCTGACATGGTTTTACACCAAACATGGAAAAGAGCGTTTTGATTTAGGCTTCTTGGGTTTGTGTAAGGCTTTAGGGTCACACATAGAGGTTTTGCATAATCCCAGTCATTGACTCGTTTAATAAGAAAAGGCAACCGCTTCTCTACCTCAAGCAAGTTGCCTATCCTAATAAAATCTCCCTGACTCATACTAGCTTCCGCGTAAGCCACTTCTGAGATAGTGTCGTATTTACCTTAACCTTCTTTTTTCTCAGTGTTCTACCGCAGTGACTTTTAACCAACTCATCGTCTGTACATATATCACTACCGTTAAGCCTGTATCGAATCGCTGTATCTGACAGGCCAGTTATCTCAGACAATCTTTTAATAGTGTAATACCGACCATGTACCAAGTCTGGCTTATTGCCCTCATACCGTATTTGTTTTGCTTGACTAGATGCGCTCACGTATTTCTCCGTCGTAATAGTAACCAAATTTATTTAAGTAGAACTCCTTCATCATCTGAACCTCATCAGGATCGACCCAAGTGACATCAGCCATTTGCATCTCTAATGTTTTGGCTCTTATGCTATCAGGTTTGTTATATTTCTTAGCAATAGGGGAACTGCCACCCTGCTCTTGTGATCTAGATAACCAAGAGTTAACAAAGCGTTTTATTCCTGTGGGTTTTTTCCTGCGAGTTGGATTAGCATCTAGCCAAGATTCCATCGCCATCAGTTCTTGGTATACATCGACCTTTGGAAAGGCGCGTTGCCAAGCAATAATGTCAGTCTCTTCTGGTTGCCAGTTGTCGCCATTATTTAAAATCATTAGTTCCCCCAGTGTATTTCTGATTTATCAAACATAATTAAAGGCTCTATATCATCGGGGTTAGGTTGTCTTCCCTTAGCAGTGCCACCTGTCTGAAAGACTTTAAACTTCGCCCTATGCATAACACCATCATGTACTATTATATAGCCAAATCTGTTTTCTTCTCTAAAAATAAAATAAGATGGAAGCATAGTTGTTTGACTTAAATGCAGAATCTCCATGTACTTAGGAACATTCAACGCACAAAATGCCTTTTTGCCATCGCCATACCATTTGCATTCTGCCCAACCAATCATCTCACCTCGGCTATCAGAATCCTGACCATTATGAAACCACCCATCAAGCCTGTACTTTGTAAGATTTGGTGATTGTTTATATTGACACCCTAAACGCTTTGCCATTGCGGACAATAATCGTTGCTCTCTTGATCTATCTGCTGATGTTTCTCGCATAGTAATCATTATTAATCCTCCCACCCAGATAGCTTTAGATGAATGTCGTGCATTGATGCAAAATCTATATCACAATATTTGCCACTGACTTGTACGCTAACACCTTCATCTTCAAAGCATTCACAATCAGTGCTAAACAACATAAACCCATCATCACCATCAGTATAAATACAACCTAAATAACCGTCTTCAGATATAAAAGTTTTATAATCCGCGTTAAATGTTTGCGTCCAACTCATAAACTCTTGCTCGGTCATTCCAATTAAATTGCATACATCTTTATGTTTAATACTCATTTTTATCTCCTATGGCTCGGTCAAGCCTCGCCCGTTTTATTGATAAATTGTTTCTTATTATTTTCTTTTTTTATTTTATGTAACTTTTTAAAAGACGTTTTAACCCTTTTACGACTGTTTCCGTAAATTTACGATCTGAGGGCTATGCGACTCAGCGGTTAATTCGTATTCGTATCGTATCGCCAAACTATCCATCAAGAGAAACCGATCTCTATTAGGGGCTATGTGCGGAGGGTCAACCGCGTCTATGGCATTCTGTTAGGGAGTTCGCCACCCGAAGGGATATGTCAATTCATATCTGCTCTAGCCCGAATACTGTATTAATTAAAAATCATTTTTACAAAAAGGTAAACCTAAACCTTATACCCAAAAGTTATAAAAGACTCTAGGCTTATATCTAAAGCATCACATACGCGCTGAATAGTGTGCAGTTTCATATTGGATTGAGTGCGCCAACGTAATACTTGTTGAGGGGAGGTCTTTGCTATTTTAGCAAACTCCACGCTAGTGATTCCTTTAAGTTCTTGGGCGGCTACTACGCATTTGCCTACGTGTATTAATTTCATTGCATTAAATCCTATGTTATATTTGTTTGGTCGGTTCCCCCGATCGACAACCTCCTATGGTTTGCCCCCCGAAAGGGGGGCTTTTTAGATCAAAATGGAATAGCGTTGTCAAAGTCTTCATCCGCAGTTGTATTGTTTTGCGTTACGCTTGCGGTTTCTTCAGTTGCTTGTTGCTTTGGAAGCTGAACATCTTTGACAATACAGCAAACTTTTTTGTTTTTGACTCCTTCTTTTTCCCACTCATCAACAGACAATTCACCTGTCACAGTGAGTTGCATTCCTTTTTTAACATAAGGGGCTAACTTTTCTGCGCGATCATTAAACATTTTGCAAGTAACCCAAGACGTTTTTTTGTTCTCACCCCACCCTTGGTTTACAGCCACATTAAACTGACCTATTGCCTTTCCGTTTGCTGTATGCCTTACCTCCATGTCACTTCCTACATTCCCACAAAATACCATTACATTAATACTCATTTTAACTTCTCCACTTGGTTTAAAATTTGACTTACAGCCGCATTAACTTCAGCGGCTAACTTTGCGATGTATTCGTCATCGCGTTTAACGCGCACAAGAACGTGCCGCATTTTTGGGTGATAGGCAAAAAAATCCCACCAATCACGTTGAGTAATCCACATACAACCTTGGATTTGTTGCCAGTATTTCTTAACACCGACCTGCTCGTCTGCCAGATAGCTAACCATCGTTTTAGGCGCAGGACATTTAATTTCTAAACCGCCATCACCATTAATCAGACCATCAGGTGAACAGCCAAACTCAAAGCTAGGGTCTAAAATGAAGCCAGTTTCTATAACCTCGTTATCGGTTATAAACTCATATGCCTCTCTAGCCTCTGGTTCTAACTTAGTCCCACGCTCCATCCACTCAGTAACATGGAAGGGGGTGGATTCACCTGTAAGACGCTCTGCAATTAGTTCGTGAATATATCCACTAGCAGAAGTTGACGGCTTACCAGTTGCAGTAATCAGCTTAGAAAAGCCACTGGCAGATGGCCTACCCAATCGAGCGGCAAGCCATTCCTCAGTCCCTTGTTCATGCTCAAGAATAATCATGAGTTCTTTCCTTTACGATTTGCGCGTGTATTTCCCTGTTACATTGATTCGCGTATTTTTTTGTAGGGATAAAAGCGATAACATGAGTATGGCAATCAACGCACCCACCCTCCAAAACACACTCATAATCTGGGCTGTCAGATAAACTTTGATTTGCACCTAAGCTATCACCGCAATCTGGACAGATGATTTCTATATGCTTTCTCACAACTTAGCCTCTAGTGCGGCAATCGCTCTGTCGTAATCACTGGCTAAAACTTGATCAATATTTTCTACCTTAAGCCACTTTAAAAACCTAGCCTCATTTGATTTTGTTTCATCAAGTAATTTCTTGATAGCAATTATTTGATCTTCACTAACCGTATCCTCATCAGGCTCTTTATTAAGTTTAGACGGCTTAGTTTCATTAAACTCATCAGCTTCTATTTCGCTGTATGCATCACCGTGCAAGCCAACTAACTTCAAAATCACTCTATCTTTTGCTCTCTTTTCAGCCATTGCAAAAGGGTAATTATTCTTAAGGTTATAGGGTGCGGCCTCGCCAAAACTCCACTCAACTTTATCGCCAAACCTACCAGTGACTAACATCACGACCATCTTCTTTTCTACATTGCTTTCAATTACTACAGGCGCGTCAAAGGTAATGTCCTTATGCGCGGCAACTTTCTCAAGTGCTTTATGTAATATAACAACAGTGCCATGACAATCCCACGTAGCTGTTTTTGATGTCTCTCCAATGTCTTTTAAAACGTCTGCTACTTTCTGCGGTATATTATGCTTCTTCACATTGACCTCCTACAGTCTCTTGTTTCTGGTATCGCTCACCGTAACCTAGTTCGTAAGCCTCTGATTGACCCTCTAAGGCAGGGTAGCCAAGAATGCAGTCATACTCACCGCGCTCATAGTCGTTTAACTCGTTGATATTCATATTGCCTCCTACAGCAAAGCCCCCGAAGGGGCGGTTGATTTGAAGTCTTAGATATTTAATATATCCCGTAATGCGTGTTTCCAGTTGTAAACCTCTTTGCCTCGACCAACTAAAGCAAACCATGCATCACCATCAAGATTGCCCATAAAACCAGATTTGATTTCTTCTGGCGTGTATATCTCCAATATTTCCTCCAACGGATAAACATCCATACTTTTTTTCTCGGGCCATTCAATCCTGATAGAAAAATACTTAATCAAATCAGAAGTAATGGGAGCGCAAGAGTCTCTATATCCGTCTAAAAAACCTAGAACTTTAACTTTATTATCTAAATTACTCATAATTTATTACCTTGTTTTATTGATTGAGATTACATCTTAGTCTATCTAATCTTAAATGTAAACCTTTTTGTTAATTAATTAGGCAAAAAAAACCCCACACTAGGCAGGGCTTATGTTTTATATGGTACTAGTAAGACCAAATAGCAGGGGGAAAACCCTCTTCCTCTGTACAAACGTCCAGATGGATAAACCTACCACCACCTTTCTGCTGAACACCTATTCTTTTTATCCCATGCTTTTGTGCCACTCTAATGATTTCTAAGGCGCTTTCTCCGTTAGCTAATATATCTACCGCCTTTCCGTATGTATGCGCTCCTAGACGCTCCTTACGCGCTTCTATGGGGTGCTGTGGTGATCTGTAAGCACTAGACAGGGGAAAGCTAAAACCACACTCATGCCGTATCTCATTTAGCAGGGCTAAGAAGTCAGGATCAAACCCTTCTTCTCCTGTTGCTTTGCACTTGAGTTCTTTAGGTTTGAAGTAATTCTTTTCTTCTTTCTTTTCTTTTTTCTTTGTAGTCATTTTCCGACTCCTTTTATGCGTTCTGCTGATCTCATCGTACCAAGTCCAAGCATTCCCATTAGAACTGGCATCATTACAGACGTATCAGCTTGGGGTATGTCTATTCCGAACCCTGCCGCCAGTGGCGAGATCAGGAAGTTAACCGCGAATCCAAGGACGCAGACCCATCCTGTTGCAGGTCGCCAAGAACTTTGGAACCAGTTGCCTTGGGCTTCGGCTTTGTTGAGTTCAATCTGAGCGATTGCGAGTTCCTGCGCGTGGCGTTCAGAAAGCGTTGAGAGTTCATAAGCAATCTTCTGCTTTTCGGTGGCATCAGGTATCCATTTATCGAGTAAACCAGTGACAGGGGCAATCAGTGCTTCTAACATTACGACAATCTTTCAATCAGGAACAAACCAATGATCAGAGGATACATTCCCCACACCATCATTTCTGCTTTTTTAAATCTAACAGAACCTTCATCGAGGCGTTTCTCTATAGCTTTGAACTTATCTTCAATGGCTTCCATCCTTACAGCGCATTCACGTTCATGGGCTTCGAGTTTT